TGCCTCATAACTTGATAGTGCCAACCTTTAGCCATATTAACCTCCATAGTATTTAATTATACGATTGAATGCGTAAATATCTTGAACAAGACATTCCCAATCTTCTTCTTGATGAGGCTCTTTATATTTAAGATTATCTAGGCGTTCACGTTCTTCTATGCAAATGTCACGAGAATCTTCAAGTGCAGCAATAATGATCTCATTTAGAAATTCAAAACCTGCATTTGTTTTCATAGCACTCATAATTATGTCTAGTGCATTCATAGCAATCTATCCTCTTATTTTTGTTAGACTTCACTCTTCATTCAAGCAAAAGCTACACCAATCTTCTTCTGTAGTTACTGGTCCGTTACACGAAACACAACGTTTAGAGTTGATACGTTCTCGTTCCGTAGAGCGTTGACGCTCTTCTTCTGTCATTTCACGAATATCTTTCTTAGTGGACTTCATAGTAGTCATCTCCAATTTTACAGTCGCCACAGGTCATGATATTAACACCAAGTTTCTTAGGTGCTTCTTCAAAGCAGCGCATGATTATCTCACGAGCAGCTTCAGCTTGGTCTTCTCTTACTTCATAAGTTACCTCGTCATGATAGAACAAAAGGATAGATGTATCTAGTCCAGCCTTTTCAAGTTCTTCTTCGATCATTAGGATTGTGTACTTCATTACTACTGCTTCAGCACCTTGAATAAGATAGTTAAGAGCTTTGTGAGAAGACTCTACCATAATAGGTCTTCCGTCTAAACCAAAGATCTTTCCTTCTTCTTCAGCAGCAGTCTTTACATCATCAATCAACCGCTTTAAGCTAGGGATAGCATCCATAAACTTTTTCTTAGCCTTGTTACCTTCAGCTTCAGAAACGTTAAGAATTGAACCTAACTTCCTTCCACCCGCACCATACAAAAAGGCAAAGATAAAAGGTTTAGCTGTAGCACGGCTGCAACCTAGAATATCCGCATTTTTCTGATGGATATCTCCTTCAAGAACTTCTTTAGTAAAGTCTTGATCTTTCATAAAATGAGCTAGAAGTCGAAGCTGACAAGCTGCACTATCAGCAGACACTAGTTTATAACCCTCTCTTGTTATAAATAGTTTTCGAAACTCTGGACCAAGCACTGCCTTACCGCTAGGTAAGTTAGCGATGATCTTGTGAGTTTGACGAAAAGTTGGAGTACCGATATTGAAAACATCACCGTGCAATTTTGAGTTTTTATCAATATACTCAAACCATCCTTTTAAGATAGAATAGCGAGATCTTAGAGTGTAATACTCTGTAAGAGCCTTGCCTACATCCCCCAATTTCTGTAGTGAGCTGTCTGTGAGTTTTGGCGATACCCTGACGAATTCGCCTTCAACCTTTTTCCAGTTCCAGTCGTCTGGTTGCCAGCCGATAGAATAAAGATAAGTCTTAACAGTGTCAGTATTACCCACATCGCCAGCATCAAGACTAATCCTAGTGTACTCCCCCCATACAGGAAGGCTGGATTTATCAGAGAGATCATAAGAAGAGGGGTCAAAGCCGCCAAACCAAGACTCAGTGTGACTATAGTATTTACCAGACTTTTTGAAAGCTGGTTTTTTAGATGGAACTGTTGGCCATCCGTGTCCATTATTGTCATAAGTTTCTCCTTTATCTTTTAGTTCTTGAATAGCCTCTTTAATTTTCTTTACAGAGCCATCAGGTGAGTTAGCTACACAGCCAAGTTTAGGGTTAATGTAAGACTCAATGTCCTTTAGTTGTTTCTCAATACTGTCAGCTAGTTCTCTAGCAGCTTCAACATTAAAAGGCCAACCATTAGTACACTGCTTAACCATAATACGATCCATTTCCATTTCAGATCGTAATGCCATCAAGATGTGGTTTTTACCATTAGAATTTTGAATGATTCTTTTCAATTCTTTTGTAAGATATTCAAACACTTTTACACCAAGCTTAACGTCTTGTTTCATGTAGTTAAACATGTCTTCGTTAAACTCTTCCCAACCGCCTTCGTAGTCTCCTTTATAATCTTTAAAGAACTCACCCCACTTTTTCAAGGAATGCCCAAATCCAAACCTAGTAAAGTTTTGTAGTTGAGACATAACTTTAGTACACTTAACCTTACTATTGTCGATATCCCAATCAATACCGTACAGGCTTGCTAGCTTTCTTAATGCAGGTATGTCATAGCCAAAAGCATTATGAGCAATAACAACGTCTGCTTTTGAGAGCAAGTTTAGGAAGGACACGAAGTCCTCCCTGCTGTTTTTAAACCAGTACTCTTTTCCAGTTCTAGTATCGATGGCACCTGCGCAATGAAACTTAGTTACTTCGTTTAAAAGGCCGTTAGCCTCGATATCAAATACTAGATTCATCAACTTTCCTCATTTCTTTTGACATATTATAGAGAAGATAAGCGATATTATCTCCATAAGCGTCCTCTAAAGTCCTTTCCCAAAATAGTTCTGCCCAGTACTCTAAAGCGTTTGCTAGCTCTTCATATTTGCCACCCTCAATATTAAATTCAAGATCATCCAATGCGCCGATATTCTTCATCCATCATTTCCACTTCTACTTCACGGTATATTTCGTAAGCCTCATAAGCTTTGTGAATTGCTTGACGAATTGATACATCATGTATATTACGATAGGCTTTTGCCATACGTCTGATATATAATTGTTCAAACTTCTTAAGCATCTAACAGGTTCTCCATCTCGCTTTCAATATCCTGCAGCATTGCTACATGTTCATCTAACAGGCTAGACTCGTAGTCACCTGTTTCATAAAGGTAATGCAAAGCTGTTTTAACTGCATGCAACGCATTACGAAGATCACGTTCTGCATTTTTAAAAGCTGCTTCTTGCATTGCGTTAAACATGACTTCTTCATCGATCATACGATATCTCCATCTACAAAATCAGGCCATTCATCGTCAAGTTTATAAGGTGTTCTACCTTCTTTGTCATTGTAGGCTTCTGCTATGTCTTTTTCAAACTTAGCATGTAATTTAAAATGATGCAGCAGATCATAAAGATCCGCTACAACTTCTTTCATTTCAGGACCATAAGCAAGATAGTGATTACTATCTGCAGGATCCCACTCCTCTAAGTCACTTTCAATAGTGGTAATAGCGTACTTAAGATTGTAGATTATCTGATTATCATTCATTCTCGATTACCTCTACTAGACGGTTTGCATACCAAGCGATTTTCTTGGCATCTTGAAGCTTAGCGTCTTTCTTACCCAAGCGACAAGCATACTTGAATACTTGTCCGAGAAGGTGAGATTGAACACCGTTATGGTGAGCTAAAATATACTCCATCAAATCCATATACTCAAGACCCTCTGGAAACTTAGTGTAAGCTTCTTTTGGGATCATCTTGTAGTGTTTAGGATTGATGATTTGGTCTTGTTCTTCTTTAGACATTTCTTCAAAAGCACCATGAAAGTCAATATCTTTTAGATGTTCATCCATTTCCTTTAAGATTTTCTCATGTAATTCTTCAGAACCCCCAAAGACTTTACCCATAAGGTTAGGGATTTCGTCTCTAAAGTTTGTTTCTTTCTCACAGTATTCTTCTAAGTTGTAGCCCTGTTCTTCAGCTATTTCTTTGATAATACGTTTCTCTACACGGTTCATTTCATTACCTTTATAGTTAAGAATGAGCGAGTCTGCCCAAGCTTTTATTGTATATTGAGAGTTAAGAGTTTCTCTCATTCTGCCATCTTCTTCAATACGAATATAAGGAAAGTGACCTACTGATTTGTAGATAGCCCATGCATCAATAGCCTTTTGAAATTGATCCGTAGTAAAGTCTAATTCTGCATCAAAGTCTTTGTAAACGTGGTAGAAAAACATGTTACGCTCCTGCTTTTAATTTTTGGATATGGGCTTTAAGGTCAGCTTTGTTATCAAAGCCGTACATTTGTGCAGCTAAGTTTTCAGCTTCATATCGGGAATACCCTGCATCATACTCCAGTATAGCTGCACGTTCCTCGTAGTAGTCGTCTAGCAATTCCCAGTCATTCTTAAGATCTTTAAGCATAGTGATACTCCTCAATTAGCATTTCTTCAAACCAGTCACCAAACTGTTTTTCTAGCGCACTGTAAAGACGCTTTGAAACTCGTTTATTTGTTCTAGGGTTGTAGATATCTTTAATTTCACATTCTATCCACTCTGGCTCATCTGATCCATAACGGTTTGAGCCCCCTGTAGTTACATAGCCATATACTTCGACATCAAAGTAAGCTCCTCTAAATTCTTCGATCTCAAATGTTTTCCAGACTTCACTCATCTTCAGTTACCTCATTCCAGTTATCATCATAGATATGCACATCAGCTTGAATAGCTTCTTTTAACTCCCAAGGGGTTGATACTGCATGATCATACATAGTTTTATAGTCAGAGTCTTCTACTTCAAACTCATACGTTACGATTACTTGGACTGTTGCCATTACCAAACCTCTATTAAGGGTTTACCTTCGTGCATAGACAGCCTTGCGGCTGAACCATCTCGTATCTCTTCTTTAGTGTCAGCTATTACAAAACTATTGTATTTATAAGGATTATACGTTATACGTTTACCTTCTTCATTAAACACAAGATTCTCTGTAAGATAACCTACAACAAACGCATGAACATTCTTCTTTTGTTCTTTCAATACTTGTTGACGTCCAGCTTGTCGAACGACAAACTTTGGCAAAGCTATTGCTACTGACTCAGCATGACCGATTACTTTTCCGTAATCTGCTGTTTCACGGGACTGTATTGAGTATACGTCTTTGTGTAAGTTCCAATATACTGCTACTCTTTTCATACTAGTAACCTCTTATTGCTTTTGTATGTTCATACGATACTTCATCACCGTTTCTAAAGGTTGATTTATTGGCAGAAGTATCAGGGATTAAATTACACCAGCTATTCCACCAGTATTCTGTTCCTTTTCGTTGTACAACTTTGATATACTCTTCAACCTTATCTTTACGATTAAAGTAGCTAGAGGAATATCCAAGTTTCTTTAAGTTATGAGTATCTAGACAAGCTAGATTGTAGCCTAGCATTTGAAGTCCAAAGCTTGCTTTAGCTAAGCCTAAACCTTTGATCTGAAGGACTCTTTCGAGTGCAACCTTCTCGTCTGCTTTGTTAATTACTAGCATTGTATAAAGCTCGTCCTTAGCCTCTACTACGCCCTGATAACTATCTTTCTTGTGACCCCACAGTGCTTTTGACTGCAAGCCCTTATCCCGAATATCTTCTGATAAAGGAACAATGTTTTTAAAAGGTGTTCTGATTGTGGCAATTACTGTAGAAAATACGTCTACAATACCTTGTGAACCAGTTTTTATAAGATGCTCACGAATTAGCTTCATTTCACGATCATACATAGCTTAACCTCCTGCTACTTCATTCCAAACACGACGATCTACTTTACTAGTCCAATTATCAGGACGAAGCATATGCTCAATGCGTAAGGCTTCTTTCCGAGTTAAGTTTTGGCCTATAATTCTAAAGCCTATTTTACTCTGTGATCGAAACTTGTCAAGCATTTCAATAACCTTACGTTTCTTAAGACGCTTACCTGTTGCACACTCCATTGACTCAATTCTGTAGCGTTCAGGAACATTTTCATAAGGCGCAACACCTATGTAGCCCCAGTCAAGATCACGAGGATTCCAGTCTTTAGCCCAACCTGTATAGAACCAATGATAAAGAAAATACTTGTCTCCTGCGTTTGCTACATGAAACATTTGCATTTCTTCTGAATACCATTTAGCCATTTGTTTTTCCTCCAAAGTAACGTGCCAAGTAGTTTACTAGTTGTCTTACGTTATTTAGCGGTTCTACACTATCATGGTAAACTCCTTCTGGACCCATGATAGCTATTTCAGGTTTACCGTTTAGCGATACGATTGACAAGTCATGTACATCGTCAATCTTTAGTAGTACTTGTTGATGGTCAAAGTTTCTCATTTCCATTCCTTTTCGTCTTCCCAAGCTCTTACGCACTTGGTTTCTACAATACGAACATCATAACCTTCATCTTTATACTTGTTGTAGGTAACTAATGCTTTTTGAAAGTCTAAAAAAGCTACATCGTAAATTTCCCACCAGTAATCACCATCGTCATCTTGGAGCCACAAGTGAATTTCATAGAGTCTAGGTGAAAAGCCCATTAGTAGTACTCCAGTGCTGCATAAACAGCATCCTCTAAGCTGTAGTGTTTTTCTGTCGCCATTGCTTCATAGAAAGGATGAATAAGATCACCTTCATCAGCCCATAGAATGATGATTTTATTCTTCATATGAGCAAACATCAATTCCATAGAAGTGCCTGTACCGCGCCCAGAAGAACGCCGTACATCTGCTAACACAACACGGCTTGATGCAATGTCATGTAGGTCTTGCTTAAAGATACGCTTACAGGTGTTCATGGTCTTTGTAACGTCTTGCAAGTGTTCTTGTAGTTGATCATGAAATGATACACGGCGTGTAGGGTCTAGAGCTTTTACACCCGCCATATCTAACATTTGCCATGCTGTTACACGCCAGTATGTCATATGTTCTTTTGTGCAGTCTTCCATTGGTCCTGCAAGGTATACATGTTCTTTCATAGTCTTTTCCTAATAGCTGACCGATTTCGTAAAAAAGAGCAGTTTATACTCATGCTCAGGAGTTTATTATTAGAAGTTAATTTCGTCGTCAATATCATCGTTTGCTACAAATTGATCTTCATCAACTTCTTGATTGTCTGCAACTTTCTTAACTTCAAATTCAGTCATTTCAAAGTCGTCTTCACGGGGTTTAGCTTGATACTCGTTCAATACAGTTACTTGGACGCCCATCAACATACTTGCAATACCCTTACGGCCAGCTACATTATACTCGTATTGGTAAATGCGTACGTGGCCTTTAGAGCCATTGCCAAGTGTATTAGGATCAATTGGGGACAGGTCTCCTGCGACAATGTTAACTGGAGCCATTGGCTCACCGTCACGTTTCTTAGATTTCTTCTTCAAGGTTGCTTTGTAGAACATACCTTTGTCGTCTTCGTCAGGCTTTACATTGATGCTCAGTTCTTTCCACTGTTTTGCTTGTGTTTTATCACGGGTACGAATTTGCACTTCCCATGTAGGGTTCTCTTTGTCGAAAGTAGCGTTAGGGCGCTTAGGGTCCAGTTTAGCGTAGAACAGTTCAACGTTTTTCAAAATAGCCATGTTATATTTCCTCTTGGTTTGTTTGTAAATTTGTTAGTAGTGTTTGATCTTTAAGGTCAGGTATTGACAGTAGATCTTTAAGGTCAGGTATCGTTTAACTATCGTAATCAATATTGTAGATAAGGTGGAAGTCTTCTTCATACAGTTCGCCGTACTCACCGTCATTAGCAGTATCACCTAGTTCGTGAAATCTTACAGTGCCACCGAAGCCTCCTTCAAAAATTTCGTTAATGACCATAGTAGACTCACCATAATCATTTATAGACTTAATATGAAGGGTATCCCCTTCTTTAAGCGAACGCAAAGTCTGAGAGGTATACAGAGTTGACATTAAGTTTTCCTTTCTCTGGAATAAGGTCTGTGGACTCAAGTTGTTCTAGAATACATTCTAGAGGGTTAGATTCATAAAGTTCTACAAACTTGTTGCGAACATGATGAAACATATAGTTCATGTTTCCTGCGTGACATCCGAAAGAATCATGAACAACAGTTACAGTAAAAGGTGCATCATGTACAACCATAGTTAAATGAACAGCGTCAAGACTATGTACAATATTTGGTGCTGCACCTGTTCTTTGTTTACTCTCGTTTACAGTACAGTCTTCCCAAACTTGAATACGAACTTTCATGATGTCGTCACCATACTTAAGTTCTGTACGCTTAGTAGCCGCAGTCTTGTACGCCTGCACAACAGGGAAGTTTGTGATAGGGGTGATATAGGAGAGATAAACCCCCTTCTCATTGGCTCTGTCTGCAAGAGTCTGGAACAGCCTTAGCATACGGGCTGGTCCTTTAAGCTCTTCATAGCAGGTTTCATATACTAGTTTACCTAGCATATTACCCCACAAATGCTCTTTGTCTCTCAAGTAATCATTGATATCCCTTGTATCTTCGTTAACTTGTTGACCCATGCCGTAGGCTGTGCCACCGTAGCCAAGTGTCATTACATTGCGTTTAACAGTTTTTCGTTGTACTTTTTTATCCTGAATATTATGCCAATATACAGGAAAAAGTTTCTCACGAAGATCTCTGTTATGATTTCGATAAGTCTGTACTGCCTGAAAAGCAAGTTTCTTTCTTTCAGACTTATCAGGAGCATTCTCATACTCTCGTTGCAGCTTGAGTGCTGTGTTAAACACATCGTCAAACTTATTGATGGTGTCTTTATCAAGCTCATTATACATTTGCTCGATACGCTTCCATACATGTTCTGCAATAAACATATATACATCACCAGGAAGGTCACTAGGTGTTAAGTTTACAAGTGGTGCAACTTCATCATCTTTAGACATTGCTACAAGATGTTGAACACCGTTGTTAGACCCATCGATGTAGATTGGCAAGCAGCTTGGAAAGTCTTCAGTGTTAAAACCATCACCATGCCAGTTACTAATCATATCAATTTCACAACAACAAGCAAGAAAGCAAAATGGTTTATCTGCTTTCATCCACCCTAAGTTGTTAAGAGGGTCGTTTGCATAACTTAGAATTTCGTCTAAGTTTTCTTGAACCCACTTTGCACGATCGTCTAAAGATACCTTATCATTACCCCACATGTTTGAAGTATGGACTGACAACCAGTAATAACCATCCTGACCTAATGGCACAGGTTCATCTAGTAGGAGGATACCTTTCGCATTGTCACTAGACTGCTCGTGTAAGAAAGCAGTGTTAGGGTAAATACGGCCTCGGAAGTCAAGGTTATACAGATGATAAAACGGCTTATTCAGGTTCTTCTCTGCAAGCCGCTGGATAGCCTCTGTTTCAATAATCAAAGAAGCCCGTTTTACAGGATCGATCTCTTTGGAGAATTTGAACGGGTTTTCTTTCATTGTCATACAAGCTTTGTATACTTCAAAAACTCTTTCGTTAATACGCCAAGCTGTATTAGATAGCTTATTAAGCACATCTACAATATAACTTGTGTCTGAGTTTTCTATGTGTTTTAGAGCACTCTCGTCACCTTTCTTAATGATACTAATTCCAGTATCCTCGTGAATAGATTTGTTAGTCCACGGTTTTGGAGGAGTATTAACTGGAAATAAGTCTGTCTTTTCGTTATCGATTAGGTCCATCATGTCTTTAATGGCTGACCAATCTCTTGCATAAAGCTGAAACGTAAGATGCTTAGACTTTTTGCCATTTTTGTAAACATGCTTTTTTCGATAGCCGATAATTCCTGTCTCAATATATGAAATAAGAACATACCAACCACCTTGAACATCAAGAATACTGTCTTGTTTCATTCGAAGCTTCTGACGAAGTCTACGACCTATACTAGCAGCTACTTCCACTAGTGTAGCTTTTCTTTCAAGACCTTTGAGAACGTGTGTATATGAGAACTCAATAATATCTCTCGGACTTAGTGTATTCAAGTAACTTGCTGATTGACGTTTATCTAATACGCTCATTCGATACGCCAGATCTTCGACTAATCTATCAAGTACTGTGGCTTCAGACATTTAGCTTCCTTTCATTATGGGCATAGTACAATGCGTACCCCATTTACTTCAGAACTTAGTTAAGAGTCTTGTTACCTTTGAATATCATCAGATAAATCATTGCTAACAGACCTAGTATAATATATCTCCTACATTGAAAAAAAAAAAGAAGGAAGGTTTCCCCGCCCCCAAGTGGGGCGAGGAGAACTGTGTTATCCCATTAGGCGGGGATTATCCTTATCAGCTGTTGCAAGCCAATTTTTAATAGTCTGTTTAACAACACCCATCTCTTCAGCTGCTTCAGCAATTGTGTATGTGCCAGCAAGAATTTGTCCAACCATAGCAATACGATCGCCATGATTGTAAGCTTTGTTTCGGCTGCTCCAAGGACGACCTTGAGTCAGTTCGTAGTTGAAACCAGTCTTCAGTGCTTTAATATTACGAGCCATAAGAGATCTCCTTATTTATGTTGGCTGTTGAGTTCAGGATCGAATTCGTCAAGAATAGCCTTGATTTCATCTTCAAGTGTTAGTGGTGGGTCAATATAAGTATGACCCCATTTTGCATCGATTGCTTTTACAAGGTTAGAAAAGCTAATCTCTTCGAGGTACTCTTTTGTGAACTTAGTCAACAATTTACTCCACCGAAATCATGTCATTATACGACAAGCCCATTTTCTTTGCTTTCTGAAAGCAATTAGAAATAGCCTTTTCACGAGTGTTTCCAGAAGCAGAAACAACTTCCATTTTGTTAGTGTCAAAGTTCCAGAATTTTACGTTTGCATTGAACATGATGTCATCTCCTATTTTGATCTGTTCATTATAGATGCTTTGTTTTTCTCAGTTATTTGTAGAACAAATGGCTACCTTCTGTAGCAACATGCTCGTAGTGGTCTGTCCAGTACGGGTTAACATAATCGGCATGATAGTACAAAGCACCTGTTTTAGTCAGGTACTCTGGTTCTTCGAGAAGTATATCGGCTAGTACTTTTATCCATCTCCAAGCCTCACGATCAACATGGGGTAGTTTATTCGGATTATCTGTTTTACCGTCATGTGTCCAGCTAAATTGTCTATCTTGCCAGACGACTTCACAGACTGTATCAGGGAATCTCGCATTTGCTACTCTATTTAGAGTTACTTCAGCTACCATTACTTGCCCAATCAATGACTCATTTCTTGCTTCAAAAAACATATTTAATGCAAGACACATAGCAGCAGTCATCATTAGAAAATCTCCATTCCTTTGATTTGATATTCACCGTCTATAACAAAAAACGGATTTACACTCGTAAGCCATCTGTAATACTCGTAATCATCATTCTCGTACTGCAGTTGGTCTTCGTAGTTCATTAGATTTCTCCTTCAGGAAGTTCACACCAGTAGCTATAACCATAGCGATTAAGTTTGTCTTTAACAAGCAACGGACGTTCATCCCCATAGATTGGGCATTCGTAGAATTTATAACCTTTTACAGTTCCAACATAGAACGGATTATTACGGTTAATTTGTGCCACCTCTGCTTGATTGCAAAGATTATGCATGACGGTTTTATCAACAGCACCACGTAGCATTTTATTTTCCTTTCATTTCGTTTAGAGCTTCCATCAACACTTCTTCATAAGGTTGAGTTTCTTCATAAATTACTTCAAAGTGTTTAGCCATAAAGTGTTGGCCTTTTTCACTACGAAGATATTCAGATATTACATTAGTTACGTCTTTAACAATGTTAAAAGACTCACCGATACCCTTTCCAAACCCACTTGCAATATTCTTAAGCATTGGCTTTGATTCCTTTTGTTAGATGTTCATGGATACCTTTAATTATCTTTCTAGATGCATTGTCGCTAGGTACAGCATAGCTTATCATGTCGTACATAAACAAACCCATTAAACCAAATATAGCACTTGGCATATAGGTTCCAGAAAGAATAAAGAAAGAAACAATTACCCACCAAGGTGTTCGATAGATTTTGTTTCCCCATAACTTTTTAGAGATGATTGATCTAATCAATAGACCAATTAGAACGGCTAAGAAGATGCCTAGTATTGTCATTTAAAGTTTCCTTTAAGTTTAGCCCTAAAGACAGGGAGGGGGTCTCTAGGGCTTTAAGGTCAGCTATTATTTTGCGAATATCTTCTTGATAATAGCAAACTCTACAATTGCACCTACAATCTTAAGCGAGATATAGGTCATAGTAACGTAAAAGATTACGGTCCAGATGCCAGATGCAATGATTGCAACGATACCGAACAAAGCGGTCAAACCGCTAACAACGATATTCGCCAATACTGCAAGAATAGCAAACAGAGCAATTACGATTACGATTTTGATGATGTTTGTGATAGTCTTCATTTTATATTCCTCTTGGATTCCACTTGGATGAAGGTTGATTAGGGTGTTTAAAGCACACCCCAAAGCTTTTAGTATTTGTATTTACCGTTGTAAAATACATAGGCCATTACTAGTGGCCCAAACAACACAGCAAGAATTGCCCAGACCCACGGGTTGCGGTCTTGGTAATTAGCCATGTCGTAAGTCATTTTACCGATAGCAGCCCAGCCAGCGATAGCGATAATGACGATCAGAAGTTCCATTTGGTTTCTCCTCTATTTGGATTTCTTCTATTATAGATGCGTTAATTTTCTCACTTTTTTTGGGCTTTTTTGGGCAAAATTAGCTGACTGTTTTGGTAAAAAAGGCCGCCCCGAAGGGCGACCCAAAAAGTTGTTTATCGTCTATTATTTTCTTTGTTGTTGGTGTTAACACCTTGAGTAATCTGAGGCATCAACTTGACGATTTCTTTGCGTGTTTGACGAGATACATCTCCAGTAATATTCAAATTAAATACTTGACTATTACCTGCATTAGAGCCTTTACCAAGTGCTTTAACTTGATCAGTACTCAAGATGACTTCGCCAGGAGTTAGCATTGCAGGAACAGAGTCTACACCAGCTTTAGCACCTGCCATCATTGGTACGATACCGCCCTCGCTAAACCCTAAGAAAGAGCCAAAGCTCAATCCAAATAGGCTGCTAAACATACCGCCGCCGCCGCCCATTCCACCAAGGAAACCGAAGATGTTCTTAAACAGACCACCAACAGAACCCATAATGTTAGACATCCAGCCACCACCAGTCATACTACCTTCAAGGCTACCTGTGATAGATTGACCAACGGTTTGACCTAGTTTCTGACCCATTGACTGACCAGACTGAAACAAACCTGCAAAGAAGTTTGTAAACATGTCTTTCATACCAGAGGCTTGGAACATTGCGTCAACAAAAGAATTAAGAACAGTGTCAATAATACGGTCAGTAACAGTATCAAGAACACCTATAATCCCTTCGCCAAGTGTTTGAGCACCACGGATAACTTCACCAAGGTTCTTTTTGATAGACTCAGCGATAGCATCTGTAGAGCTACGTGCTGTGTCGGTCATGCCTTGTTCAAGTTGCATACGGCGTTCAAGCTCTAGGTTCATTTCTCTTGCCAGAGCAAGATCAGTACCCGCAGTATCTAGAATGTTCTTACGAAGTTCTGCAATACGCAAACTATTTTCAACAGCAAACTGGAAGCGTTCAGGTGTAAGGCCAACCAAAGATGCAATATCAAGTTGAGAACCCATACCTTCTAGTGCTTTCTGAATACCCAGAATAGTACCGCTGGCAAGAATTTCTGCCATACGCTCGCGTTGCTCATCCAATGTTCTAAGAGCATTAGCACGAATAACAGACTCACTCTGTGCAGAGTTATTCAATGCCTTTTGAGCATCGTTGTAACGTCCAACAGCAATAGTCAACTGATCAATTTGACGTTGAGAAAGCGCACCGATTTCTTGAATAGACGCACTAAACCCTGCAGAAGACAAACCAGAAGAAAGTTTCTCCAAGAAGGTTTCTGTTTTGCCACTCTTATCATCGTTGCCACTAAAACCGCCCATTACACTGTTAAGATATTCTTGGCTTTCCTGCAAACGTCTTTCAAGCGCACGTCGAATACCAACATCGACATTAGCACCAGAGGCACCAATACTTTGAAGTTGTAGAGACAAGGTTTGTACAGCCGCAGAAGCAGCAACAATCTTGTTAATTGTGCTAACATCTAGAGCCAAAATACGCTCCAGAGGCATTGCATTATCTACCGAACTCATAGCGTCTTCAATCAAACCAACACGGTCTGCTTCAATACGATAAGCAAGGTTGTTAAGCTCAACCATAGTTTCAAGAGACTGACGTTGACGACCAATTTCTACAGTAATGTCTCTGCGTTGTTGCGCACTAAGAGACTCGTCTTCAAGAAGTTGTCTTTGTAGACGAGAAATACTCTTAATTTTGCCTTGCATTCTTTCGTATTCACCACCAAGGTAAATAGCTTCTTCGCTAAGAGCCGCAACAGAAGCAACCATAGGATCAAATGCAAGAGAACCAGAGATACCTACAGAATCTAACTGAGACTGCAAGCCTTCAAGACGGCTCTGAATTTCATCAGTTGTTTCTTGAGGAACTGATTGTTCAATAATATGATTCAGAACGTTAGCATACATTTCTGCATTATGGTTCAAACGATCAAGATATTCTTGTGTGTAACCAGCCAGTGTTTCTGGAGCTTGATCAAAGATATCCATATTGGTTATCAGATTATTACCCGCTTCAATAAAGGCATCTAGCTGCGCATTTGTAAATCGTCTTGCAAGTTCTTCAGGTTCAATATCAACACCGAAATCTGCCACTTTTGTCAAAATTTCTTCTGCATTAGTTAGCTTAGCTTGACGCTGTTCAAGCAAGATTTGACGAGCATTTTCACGAGCAACTGTCTGAAGAATACCCGCTAGCTCACCTGCAAGACCTGTATCATTGCCAATACCGCCACGACCAAAAGCTTGTACACCCGCACCAACTTCGTTAAATCCTACACCACGTCCAAATTGGTTAATTAGACGAGAGAAGTCAGAAACGCTTTCTGAGAAAGTAACGAATTCTTCTTGGCTCATACGATCCAAAGCACCAGCATCCAATACACCCATCAATCGGCCCATCAATTCAACAAGTGCGCGACCTTGGTCACTTTCTTCAAGCATTGGACGCATCTCAGAAGTGAGAATAGTTGAAATAGCGTCTGATAAACGACCTTCATCAGCCTGAGATTGAGCGCGTGTTAGGGCAGCACGTTCAGATTCAGTTAGAACATCACCAAACGGATTTAGACTTTGACTAGTACGGCCACCAATAAACTCGATACCACCTAGAATAGTTTTAAGGCTATCTCCAAGATTACGTCCACGTTCTGTTTCAGGAACAGCTGGTGCTCTACGAAGTTCATCACGAACAGCATAAACTGCACGTTGAACATTTCGTGTTTCAGCCCGACTAAGTTCACCTTCATTCATAAGTGTTGTATTAGCTTCTTCGAAGATACGATTAGCTTCACGGCTAACTCGCATCAAACGATCAAGATCATCGTCAGAAATACTAGACAAATCAACATTAGCAAGTTCAGCAGCAAGGTTAATCTTAATATCACCAATCTGATCAAAATCAAACAAACCTTCGAGTTCGTTACGTGCGTCTCTTGTACGACGATCTGCCATGCCAAAGAATTTACGAACAGAGTCATAAGCGTTACCTAGTTTATCAAAGAAACCATCACCTTCGCCGAAGATCCATACACCAAGCAAACCAATAGCTGCAACTGCGCCAACAACAATAGCCCCCGCCATAGAGAATATTGCAGCAAAAGCACCTGTAATTGCTGTAACAATCGAGGTTGCAAGGCTACCTACACCTGCCATAATACCTGTAAACAAAGCACCACCAAGGCGAGCACCTGTAGCTACTGCGGTTGAAACAAGTCCTGAGATAGACTTAGCTACAAACCCTGTAACCTTAGTAACTGCCTTCATAAGAGGTCCACCAAGCATAGGCCCAAGGATAGAAAGACCTATAATACCTACGTCAGAGTATTTTGAAATCGTACTTTCAAGACCACCCATTTCCTCTGAAGCTGCATCAGCAGTTCCAGTCAATGCATAAAGTGCTGCACCTGCAATAAGTGCTACTCTACCAAAACGCTTGACAACTGCGCCAAGACTTGAAATACCTGCGCCGCGAATACGAGCAAAAGAAGCTACATAAGAAGCTGACATTTTAGCAGATTCAATAGCACCTACTCGGCTGGTCATAGTCATCATAGACCTAATACCATTAAAGGCTTTTGCAGCTGTTGCACCTAGTTGAGTACCCCAACCACCTGCCATAATTGTGCTAAATGCACTACCGCCTACATTTGCAACTTTCTGCAAATCTTGAATAATCGCAGTTGGTCCACGAGTACCAAACATAGTCAAATAAGCAAAACCAAGCTGTGCAATACCTTGTCCCAATGTGTCAGGAATACCCGAAAGCAAAGCTGTTGCACCGACAGTAAAGAAAGTCAATCGTGTCAGAACAGCCTTGGGGTCTGCTGTACCACCAAATAGAATTCGAGAAGCCAGACCCTGACCAGCACCAAACAAGTTAGCACCACTGCCAACACCTGCCATCTTAATAATACCAGTAAGAGCAGGTTGAATAACATTAAAGGCAAGTTCACGGAATTTCTTGCTAACGATAGAAAGTCCTGCAGTACCAAAGATCAAACCAACGATAAGACCATCCCCTCCAAAGAAAGGAATAGAGTTAATTGTTCTTAGAAGAAATCCAGGAATACCACCAAAAGCTTCTGCAACACCCTTCCCAAAGCCTTTTACAACTTGTACAAGACCTTGAACAATCATAGGAATGTTCTCAATAATGGCAGCTGCAAAGTTTCCTGCGGCTCGACCAATACCTGTACCAAGGTCTTCTAAAAACCCAGATGAAATAAATGCAGGTCCAAAGTTACTTGCAAGTTCATTTGCAATAATCGCACCAAGACCAATAAGTTCAAGTTTAAGCAGAGGAGCAAAAAGCTTGGGTGCAAAAGCAGAACCAACTGCAGTAGTAACAGCAAACGCAATATACGACCCAATACCAGGGGCAATTTCTTTGATTTTCTTGTATAGGTCTGATACCATATTGGCAGCACCACTAGAAATAGTACGACCAAAATTAACAGCAGTATTAACAAGAGTTACTGCAGTTTCTTTGATAGAACTTGTCGAAATCTCAATTTCAAGAATATTCCTACCGCCACCAGAGGGCAACAAATTAGAAAGTGCTTCTTTAAAGCCACTTGCTCTTTTACTAATTGTTTTATAAACAGAGTTAATAGTATTACCAAAACTTTGTACACGGGCTTCAGCACGACCTAGCCAGTATTGTGCTAAACCTGCAGTTTGCTCCATAGTGTCAGTCCACCAAGAGTTAGCAATAACTTCGTCGTAAAGCCAGAAGAATTTACGCTCAATTAAGTCAAGATACCCCTTAACAGATTTCCATGCAGCACCAAGGTTCTTTTCAGCAATATCTTTAACCCCTGTAAACATAGATTGAAGCGTCTTTTGGATCTTATTTACAGCTATAGAAATTTCAGATTTTATTGCGCCCATAACTCGATTAATTTGTTGAGCAGCAATATAAGCACCTAGAACCAGATCATTCCAAACTTCTAGAGCTTTAATATTTTTAACAAGATCTTTAATGATAAGATTTGTTAATTCCATAACAAAGTTTAAATCTTCAAAAGAGCCACTACGGAAACGTAGCAATCGCTGATCTAGAATACCCAAACCAACCAAAGTCCTTTCAATAGTAATAAAAGCAGGGTTGATAAAGTTCGTAATTTGGTTTCCAAAGTTGAACCATTGACGACCATAACCGTCAATCGTCATAGCTAAATCATCTAGCGCTGCCCTAATTTCTTCTGGACCTTCGGCTCTAAAAACATTACCGATTTTGCCACGAAGACCAGACATCATAGAATCAGCCATGTCATCGCCAATTTTGTTTGTAATTTTGAGATATTCTTGACGAGCCTCTAAGAATGGAGATAGCAACGTTGCCTTAAGCTGGTCACTAACAGTACGCATAGGCAGAATAAGCTGATAAATAGCATCACCAATGCGACCAAAGTAAGCACCAAGAACATTAGCAACACCACCCGCAATAAGAGAAAAGTCTCTAAAGCCAGTGATAATATCACCTCTGAGTATGAAAGCCATACTATTTAGCTGACCAACGTTATCACGAAGATAAGTGCTCATTCTATTTAGTTGATCAGTGAATAAATAAGAGAAACCTAGTGTCTTACTGATTTCACCAGTTACACGACCAACAGAATCACCAAATACTTCAAAGGCTTGTGCCGTAGTGCCTTCAAGATCTGCAAATTCTTTATTGATTGCTTCCGCTTGTTTTAGAAGACCTTTGAACACAACATCAGTTGTAATCTTGCCTTCTTCAGCCAACTCGCGAAGTTTACCGAGAGGTTGCCCCATAGAATCCGCAATAGCCTGAGCAAGTCGAGGAGCCTGTTCAAGCACGGAGTTAAGTTCTTGTCCGCGAAGCTGACCAGAAGCCAAACCTTGACCCAACTGGAAAATAGCTGCACGAGCGGATTCAGCTCCAGAACCAGAGATAGCAATACTCTTTTGAACGGCTTCTGTTACTTGAAGTAATTGTTCTGTAGATGCCCCTGTACCTTGAAGCGAACGACCAAAACGGTTAAACGTCTCGGCAGCACCATCAATAGAGCCTCTAGAACGAGCAGAGATTTCATATAGTTTACCAAGTACTTGTGTCATCTCTTCCGTACGGCCTGTAACTAGGGCAATACGGTTTTCAAGATTGATAAGAGAATCTGTATACTTGTTAATATTTCTAATAGCTAGTTGTGCTGAAAAAGCAGCACCAAGACCGACAGCTAAACGGCCTATAGATTTAGTTACATTGTTTACGGTTTTATCGATATTACCAACGGACTTCTCAAGTCTTGCAAGATCCTGTCGAGCCTGTTGCGAATTAGACCGTACTCTAATTTCTACACCACTCATAGTGTTCCTCCTTAATAAAATTGCCCTACAACAGTATCTCGATGTAATGAGATGCCATCATAGGGCAAGGATGTTAGGGGCTACGTTAGTTCGCCAATAGTAAGAAGCACCGCTTCAATGAAGTATTTAGGTGCTTGCCGACTTGATCCGTTGTTTAGATATTCGATGTGCTCTACAGGGTTACGGATAGTACCTGCGGCTTCTCCAAAGATAGTTCTAGTCTTTGTATTAGACCACCCACGTCTTGCTTCACCTGTATCTACAGGGGTTACAATACGTAGTTGTTCTGTTGCATAATCAATACGTGCATGGGTTTCCATTGCACCAATTTCAGCCACTTCTCGTTTAATACGAGCAAGCTCTTTGTCGAAGTTAACAACTTCAAGG